TCCCTTCAGGAAATTGGAACTTTGAAACCTACTTTAACGCATCAAGTGGCGGCGGCAATCCGAGCTTTTACATGGAGCTGTACAAGTACGATGGCGCAACCTTTACGTTAATCTCATCAGGGTCAACAAATCCAGAAGCGATTACAGGCGGCACGGTGGTCGATTTGTATGTTAGTGCGCTTGCAGTACCTTCGACAGTATTGGCTGCAACTGATAGGCTCGCAGTACGCATTTTCGTAACCACATCGGGGCGTAACATAACGCTGCATACTGAGGACAATAACCTTTGCCAAGTAATCACAACATTCACCACAGGGCTTAACGCATTGAACGGCTTAACAGCCCAAGTGCAAAACTTCGCAACGGGTACTACTGGCACGGACTTCGGCATTAGCTCGGCAAGCAGCACTCACACCTTTAACTTACCAACCGCATCAGCATCCAATAGAGGGGCTTTAAGTAGTGGGGATTGGTCAACATTCAATGGCAAGTTTAACACGCCATCAGGCACGACTTCTCAGTATGTGCGAGGCGATGGATCATTGGCTACCTTCCCATCCTTGCCATTGATCTACAAGGATGTAAACAATCAAACGGCAGTAACGGGCAACACCAATAATAACAAGGTGGTGAGTGTGTTGATCCCTGCCAATACGATAACAGTTGGTGCAATCGTAGAGATCAAGGCAAGGGTAGGCAAGACGGGCGGTGCAGGGATCACTACCTTGAGAGTGTATGCCAACACTGCCGATTCTATTGTAACTCCTGCACCTACTTTGATAATCACATCTGCTACTGCTTCAATCGGTCAAGTGTATAACGGGATGGATCGTTCTGCGATTGTCAAATCGGCAACGGTAACGCAAACTGCTCAGGCTAATGCTTCGATCCAAACGGATGCAAGTGTAGGTAATGCGACACTGACCAACTCCAATATCGATTGGACGGTTAATCAATATCTTATCTTCGCTATTCAGAACGGAGCGAACGGTGATTCAACTGTGCTATCTTACTATCAAATTGAAATCAAATGATCGACATAACGATTGATGCAAGTCAACTATCGTACACCTCATCAGTGATCGGGGAAGTATCTACCAACTATAATCGCATTGAAATTGACTTTGTTGATGCTAAGTCGATGCACGTACCAACGAATCAGGGAGTATGGCTAATTAACTTGGAACAGTATAGCTTTAACGGCAATCAATTTGATGATGCTATTGAGGCAATTAACTATCTTAATTCTTTGTAATTTTGTAAAAAACTAAAGCACTATGGCAGGCATTAAAGTTACCGATCTTCCCGTATTAGGAGCAGCAGCACCTGATGATGTGATGTATATTGTTGACACCTCAACGAACACCTCTAAGCAGATTGCTGTTGAGGATATTGTGGGCGGTATTCCCGACATCGAAAGCGGTCAATGGAATCCAACGCCAACAAATGTAGCAGGCAGTCCAACTGTTATTGTTCTTGCTGGCAATTATTCTCGTGTTGGCACTGTTGTAACTTGCTCTTTGTTTTTAGATGTTACAATGGGTGCTACTGAAAATGTTTGTGAATTTAGATTAGATCTTCCTATCGCATCAAGCTTTGCCAATGTTAAAGATGCGTTTGGTATAATTGCCTATAACAATGCAATTGATGGTGAACTTGTAAATTGGAATATCAAAGCAAACACAGCAACTGATGATATTAGTATTGAGTTGACATCTGTAACTGATGAGTTTGCATATGAATACATCTACGCCATCCTTCAATATGTAATCATATAATGCGCTCAACATCCATCAACGGCTTGAAGATCATCAAGGCTTATGAGGGTTTAAGGCTATCGGCTTATCTATGCCCAGCAAAGGTGGCAACGATTGGCTATGGCTCAACTCGCTATCCTGATGGGCGCAAGGTGTTGATGGGTGAGAAGTTGGTCAATGAGGCAATGGCAACGCAACTGCTTCTCGCTACTTTAGAGCCTTTTGAATCGGTTGTAAACAAGAGCCTACCAAACCTCAACCAATATCAATTCGATGCGTTGGTGAGCCTGTGCTACAATATTGGAGGCTCTGCATTTGGGCGATCAACATTGGTACGCAAGGCAAAGGTCAACGCAAACGATCCAAGTATTGCCGATGAGTTTATGCGATGGAATAAGGCAGGGGGCAAAGTGCTGCAAGGGCTAACCACAAGAAGGGCAGCAGAGGCGAAGTTATACTTCACACCTTGTAAAGTTTAACCGGTTATTAGCGGAACTTCATCTGCTGCATTTCGTAAATTGAACTATGGCAGCAAGGATTACTAAGTCAAAAAAGATATTCAACATCATCATCAAGCACTGGCGTTCAACCATCGGCTCGCTGATGATCTTGGTGTCGATTTACTTATTGATCTTTAAGGTCATATCAACCGAAACAATGGCAGCGATAGTGGCTGCGTTGATTGCAGCAGGGTACATTCCAAAAGCTAAGAGCGATGAAGCAGCAAGTGATTAGAGATACGACATACAAAGTTAGTTCAAGAGTGATCCACATTGATACAGCCGTATCGGTTGGAACTCTTGCCGTAGTTGATACGCCTATCACTTCTGTTGAGGTGTTGGAGGTCAATGCGCCAGCGATCAAGCCACAGCTAACTGCATTCGATTCTATCCAACCTTGTAACATATCATTGATCACCTCAGTTAAAGCAGAGCCGTTGACCTTTGTCGATGTAAGATCAAACCAAAAGAATGAGCCAATGCCTATGAATTTAGATATACCAATCAACGGTATCGTCCTTGCGTTTACGATGTTTATCACCGTTCAATATCTTATTTCAAGTCAAGGGGCTTGGAAGTCTTTAGTGGATAATATCCGCAAGGAGATCGCATAGGTGATTCATTTGCCGTAAATTTGCAGTATGGCATCTCTGCACATTCTTGAATCTTCAATAGATTTATTCTACGTTATAGCCGATTCTGAAGGGTTGATACTGACAAGTAATGAACTTTTCAAAGAATATAGCAGCCATATCAAGCCAAAGAACATCCTCGACATTGCATCCAATGACAGCGATAGGGATGATTTCTTAGCAACTATTAACAGATCCAAATCAAGACCACCAGATCCTCAACGGGTTTATGTGCGTTCCAAGCAGAAGATCGGCTCTGAGCGATACAATATGTGGAATGTTTACTACATCCTTGATTCGCTTCACTTCATTGGCATCCCTTGCGTGGATGTTACAAGCATCACTGCTCACGAACACGAACGGCAGAAGGTGCTGATTGAGGAGTTCCGCTTTATGATCTCGCACGAACTACGCCAGCCATTGACTTCCATTGGTGGCTTGGTTGATATGTTAATGGAGCATAAGGAGGCAACGGAATCAGAACGATCTGCGATAATGGAGATGATTGCCGACAGCGTTAAGAAGCTTGATGAATCAATAAGGTTGCTTGTCAAGAAGTTGACTCGACAAATTTAACTACATTTGAGGATGCTTGAATCGGTTAATACTTTGCCTCTAAGTGATCAAGAATGTGATGATAGACTTGTTAAGGTATTAGCCAATTATGTAAGGGAGAAAGAGATGCCGTTCTATGTTGTTGTCAATATTCTAAATGACAACCTACGGGATAAGTCAAATAGTTTTATGCGATTAAATCAAATCATTCAACTCCTGCACAATGAAGCCATCTAACACTCACCTGATCGTATCGCTTTCAATCATTACAGTCTTAATGCTGATGCTGGGGCGCAGTTGTGCCACCATTAGAGAACTTAAAGGCGATAAGCAATATCTAATTGAGGAGAATCAGATCTTCACCAAGAGGATAACCGATGATTCGCTTGTCATCTTCACTCAGGCATTGCAGATCAATCAATCTGAGAGGGCTGTGGATGCGCTGAAGGAGAAGATGGAGATGGCAGAAGTCAGCCAAGCCATTGAATACAAGACTAAGACCGTTTACAAAACAGAGTTCAAGGTGGGCGAGGTGGTGTATGTTGATAGCTTTCCGCACATCAAACTTCCAAGAACCTTTCACAAGATCGAAAGATGGTTAGAGATAGGAGGGCGAATAAACCGCTTAGGCTTCATTCAGATCGATTCTTTAATCATTCCTGCATCTTATACTGTCGCAATCGGAGATACGCTGCGAGAGGGCTTTATTTCAAAGATTCTAAAAAGAACAGATCCCGTAGTTAGGATCGGGGTGGATAACCCAAACATCAACTTGACGGGAATGCGTAACGTAGTTGTTAGGCAAGACAAAAAGTGGTATCAGACCACAGCAGCCAAGATCGGATTCGGGGCATTGCTCGGAATTACGGCAGTAAAATTGGCAACCCCATAAAAATAGATTGAAATTAATTGATTTGATTATCAGTGAGTTATGCTTTTTCACGCTGGTAGTTTGTTATTTTGTTTGTTTGTGTATTGCAGAATCAAAAAGAGGTTCTATATTTGTCAAACCAAAACGAACAATTCAAACCAATTCAAGCCATGACAACTACAACTCAAACAATCACTTTTGGAGAATTAACTCAAGGTACTGTTATCAACTTTAACCGTTCAGTTACCGCAGATGACACTAATTATGTAGTGTTAAGACAATACGAAGACAAGTGGGGATTTTTTACTGAGGTGTTAAATCTTTCAACTTTTGAAAAAGATCAATTTACTCAACACACAATAGTACAAAACTTTTGGTCAATAGTTAAATCTAACTAAACTCAAACGGGCAGCTAACCCCTGCCCATATTTTCCCACACTTAAACAACTTAAAAACAATGACAGCAAAAACACTTTTCAGAAACATTGAATCGACTGAGTTCTTCCACTACGATCATCTTGCAGGGATGCTCACAATCGTTATCAATGACGGATGCAGAAAAGGTCTAATGACCAGATGCGACAGTAACGCATCAGCACTGCCAAGACAATTCCACAAGGAGTTAACCTATGGCGTGCCTGCCGATCTTAGGCTCTTTGAATCTTGTTCGATTGAGGAATATCACCAAGCCTACTGTGCAGCAGTTGACACTATGCACGAATCGGTAATTGAATCACTCCAAGCGTAATCTTTAACCCTTTAATATTTCAGAAATGAAAGCACCTGTTAACAGCGGAGCATCCGCATCAAAACAACTTGCACCTACTGGCACTCACATCGGTAGATGCTATCAGATCATCGATAAAGGCACGACCTTCGATGAGAAGTGGCAGAACCGCAAGCGCAAGATCCAATTTATGTTTGAACTGCCGATGGAGTTGGCAGTGTTCAACGAGGAGAAAGGCGAGCAGCCATACTACGTAAAGATAGTGTTTAACCTAAGTATGGGCGAGAAGTCATCACTGCGTAAGTTCATTGAATCTTGGTTCGGCAAGAAGATGACCGACAAGCAAGCAGCAGACTTCGACATCTTTAATCTTATATCACTTCCTTGTATGCTTAACATCGTTCACAATGGCAAAGAAGATCGAACGTATGCTAACATTATGAGCATCGCACCAATGCCGAAAGGAATGCAATGCCCTCCAGCGATCAACACTGCAATGTGCTACGACACTACCGAGCATGATGATATGGTGTTCTCATTGCTGCCTGACTTTATGCAGGAGGACATCAAGAAATCAGATGAGTGGTTACAGCGCATCAGTCAGGAATCGACCAAGTGGACAAAGCCACAGCAGGCTTCACCGTTTGATGATGGCGCAGATGATCTGGATGATCTATTCAATACATCTAAAGAGAAATTCCCTTTTTAACTTAAACAAAAAATCGGCAGGGCGAACGAACTCCCTGCCGATCTCTAACCTAAATAAACATGAACAGCATCGCAAAGATAAGCATTCCCGTTGAGAAGATTTACCAATCGATAAACTCAACCGAGATATTAAACGCACAGGCACTCATTGAGCGCAACAGCGTGGCAGGAGAAGCCAACAGCGTTAAGAACGTGAGCGAGTACAACACTATGGCAGCAGCCATCAAGCAAGTGAATGATGCCATCAAGATCGTTGAGTCAGCACGCAAGGAAATCACTGCGCCAGTTGATCACTTCAAGAAGGAATTGATTAGCCTTGAAAAGCAGACCACAGATCCACTGAGCCAATTCATTACATCAGCCAAAGCCAAGATGCTGGAATATCATCAGCAAGTGGAATTGGAGCATAAGCAAGCGCAGGAAAAGATCATCCAAGAATCGATGTCGCTGAAGAGCCACTTCAAGGAGATGGATGCTCTGGCTAATATGGTGGATGATCTTTATGTTAGTTCTGTTGATATGCCAAAGACCAAGAACATTAGAACAGTCTACAAGGCAGAAGTGGATGGCGATGTTGACTGGCTAACAATCATCGAGGTGCTATTCTCAACGGATCATCTTCGCCAAGAGGATCTACTCAGGCACTTGCCAAAGGCGATGGAGATGGTAGGATTGAAGCACATCGCAGGAATCAATGTAGTAGCAATTAAAACTCAAACAGTTTAATATCTTAAAACAATGACAGCAAATTCAAAAGGCGATTTCAATAATCGCTACAAATGGACACCATTAACACACGATGAACTTGTTGAGTTTATCGAAGTAAGACGAAAGAAAACAACCCTAACAAAAACAGGGCTTTCAATCTTGGCAGGATATGCCAAATGCAGCTACGTTCACATCATAAACAAAGCAGCACGCTTCAGCAATAAATCATTCACAGCACTTGCAAAGGCTGTAATTGATGCAGCAGATAAGCAAATTCAAATACAGATGGATGAAATTCCTGAGAAGATCGAAGCACCAGTCAAGATCGAGAAGCCAATCTATGGAGTGATGAGCATTCAGCAGATGATTACCAGAATAAAGGCAGATGGATACAAAGTGTTTAAGGTAAGAATAAAAGAAGAATTGGAGGAGGTATAATGACAAGAGAAGAATTTATAAACTATCCTGCAATCTCTGCCAGCAGAATCAAAAGATTCTACACTGGCGATATTAGCTACGCAAAGAATGCCCTCGATAAGGGGGCAAACTTTCACTTCGATCTTTTAGAAACTGAAGTCGATCAGATGAATGGGGCTGCAAAGAATGTCTACGATGCCTTTCAGGAAGTGCCATTATTGGCAACGATGTTTGAGGAGTCAATCAAGGAGCAAGTGGTGGTGTCTGATGTGGTTATCGGAGGCAAGACAGTTCAAGGCAAGTGTGCCATCGATATGAATTGGGATCAGCAGAAGATCCTTGCAGACATCAAGACCACATCAGCCAAGAGCATTGAGGCATTTGCTGCCGATATGATCAAGCACGCTAACCACATTCAGGCGGTATGGTATTCGCTTCTGATGGGAACTGATCCAAAATGCTTCTACTATATTGGCGTAACTCCAAAGGTCAAGAAGTCGGGCAAGTTTGCTGACTTGTTTTTGTACCGACACAATCAGGATGAGATCGATAGTGCAAAG